TCTTGCTTGTATTGATTGCTCATCCATTAACAGTTCCAGTTTTTCAAGGCCGCAGCCTTACGGGTTGGTCGGCCCTTCTCGTCCTTCATTGGGCCGGGGACTCCACTCATCCGCGCACAAAAAGACTTTTTACGGCCTTCGTCAGCTTTTGTTTTAGGGTTTGGAGCTGGAGCTTTAAGGTTTGAATTATTTTTCGCATTGTATGCCGCCCTTCCTTTTGCAGTCATGCCCGCACCCTGCTCCACGGGCTTGTAGTTCTTGCCCTTGCCAGTAGTAGTCCGGGGTATGGGTTTATTGGTTGTTTTCATCGATCCAACACACATCCTTCCATGACATCATAAGCAGTTTTTGGCCTTCTTGCTCTACTTCTTGGAACGTCAGGTACTCGCCTGTTGTTCCGTAGCGAATCCTCTGACCTACCTCGCAGGGGTTAGGAATGATCCGACCCTTCTTGTCGTACTCTCCCGGCCCAACAGCAACCACCTCGCCCATGTTCGGGTTTTCCCGCATGATTACTTCAAGGATTGCGCTCTTTTCGCGCTCAATCGGCTTGACTAGAATCCGGTCTCTCAGAGGTCTTATCATTTCTTTTGCGTGGTTTAGGGTTGATCTCCGGGGTGTCCTTGGACTGATACTCCCCGCACCATTGAGTGTCTTGCTTCATTACATACTCAGGATACCGCTGGCACATTCCAAACTTCTGGTTTGCCAGAAAGAACCTACAAGTCCCGCAGTTCACTTCAAGTTTTCCAGCTTGTAAATCGTTGTGTTAATCAGATCCGTAATCCCGTCTATCAGGTTCTGAATCTCTGAATCTTGTGGTAAGTCCTTGCGGGTGTCATCCACATAGCTCCGCAAAGCCTTCATGTACGCAAGCGGGTCTTTATCCATATAGACCTCTTGCTCTTTATCGACCTCTCCGAATATCCCGTTGCGACCCATGTAGGTCTCAACCAGACCGTCAACTAGATCAGGCATGGCTTCGTAGAACTTGCCCAATGCTTTATGTGCAGAATAGCTAGTAGTCTGCCAATGATAGACATGAGCGCAACTTGCAGAGTGCAAGAGGTTTAGCGCGAAAGATTCCATTTCACCCATGGGTAGATTCTGCACTTTCCTCAAGGTTCACGCAATAGACATTTACCAACCGTGGGCCTGTCTTGGCGTTGGTTTCCTTACCCTTCTCGCACCGAATCTTGTTCGTTGCCACCAGCTTAAATAGCACCGCCTTGACCGAATGGTTCTTCGCATGGGTTTTAATCGAAATCTCTCGCCTTGTCAGGTTCGGATACTTCGTTAAGACCTTTAGGATGTCTCGGCTGAGAAACGACCTGCGGGTGCGCTTTTTGGGTTCCATCAAGCTATTATAAACTGTTTGGTGGGAGGCGGTGTGTACGACAACCGGATCTCACGATGCTCCATTTGTCCCTCCCCCCACCAGCTTTACTTTTACCATACCCAAACATTGATCGCTCACTTTATATGTGCAATCAATCCTCTTATCGTTGATTTTCCAAGCATCGGCAAGTCCGTCTTGTCCCGCCTTGAAAGCACCAACCATGTTGTCCTTATCCCGTGGCCTCTTATCTGGGGGGTAGAACTCCACCTCCAAATAAATCGGGCCTTCCTCGGGTATTTCCCACCTCTCTTGCAGCGCCAGCATCCTGACCGCAAACCGGTACTTCTTCTTAGCTGATGCCTGTGGAGCCCAATGGCCTGAGTAGTTGGGACTCAGCTCCTTGGGGGGCCACGGCAGGGACAGCCTAGCGGGTGAGCTTTTCGATTGTGTCATTCAGTACGCTTAGTTCGGTCTTTTTCAATACGTTCCAGATAGACTTGCGACCGTGGATACCGTTGTGGCTCCCTTGGTGGCAGTCCTTGCAAAGGGGTATACAGGTGTACTGGAGCCCCTGCTCAATGTGGTGGGCATCAGAGGGTTCCGCAGCTCCGCAGACCCCGCAGGGCAGGGATTTTACAGCCGCCAAGTGCCGTCTCTGTGGGGCGGTGAGTTTATTGTTCACGCAGCCTAGACTTTCTCAGACAGGTGGTCTTGCAGCCACAATGAGGTTCACGCTTGTAGTCCGGTAAAAAGCCGAACTTCATGTCCAAATACTTGGCCTCTATTTCCCTCAAGACCTTGCAATCTATTCCCATGACCAGCCTATCCCGGCAACCGAGGCATTGCAGATTAAAAATCCGCGATCCCTTTTCGCACTTCTCACAGGTCATGCAACCTTCAGACCTTCTTTAGCGGCCTTAATCACCGCAGCCCTAAAGTCTTGCGGGCTGGTGAACTTACTCTCGATGACCCCCAGCTCCGCGCCTTTAGCCTGTATTCCGGGCCAAGTCTCATGCCAAGGTTTCTCATTCACGATGTCCGGTAAATCAACTTCCTCCTCGTCCATCCAGCCGCCATCGTTTAGCCATGTGCTTGGGTAGGGGATGTACTGGCCCCCAGCCTTGGCCCAAGAGTCAGACTTCCTAGCCCTCGCAATCGCAGCCAACAGCTCCTCAATTGGTGGCCTGATCTTGGCAAGCTTCTCCCAAGTGCGGAGCGCCTGAAGCTTACTTTTCTTCTTCGGGTAGGCTTTCCAAAATGTCTCAAAGTCAGTCATTTACCCAATCCCCTCGCGTTAAAGATTTCTTTATTTAATCTTTCTTGTAGTTCAACAAACTTTGATTTGTTTTCGTTAAGTAGTCGCTCGGACAGGTAAAAAAAGCAAGTAGACTTTTCGCTATCAAAGTCAAAATTCACGTTTTCTAAGAGAGTAGAAACCTCGTCAAACCGGTAACTCAGCTCATCAAACTCGTTGCTGATTTTCCACAAATCTCCCAATAGCTTATTTATTTCGTCTTTTTTAACCGTTTTTTTCTTAGTCATCTTCACGCTCCCGGATGGACTTCGCGGCCTCTTTACTGACATAGCTGGCGAGCTTGGCGCACTCGGCTCGCTCGTACTGGACGGCCTTCTTGATGGCCTTGACCATGATCTCGGAGGCGCTCTGCTTAACGTCCCCGATGACAACCTCTAGCATCTTGGCTATCTGGGCATCTGAGGCCGTCCAAAGCGGTTTAATCAGGTCTCCCTGAGTGCGGATCATCCCAACCGACAGGGCTAGGTGTTCTATATCTTCGCGGGTCATGTAAGCTCCTTTCGGTAAATACTAGGCCATTAGGAAACTGTTTGCAAGTACCTAAGACAAAAGAACGACCAACCCGCAAAAACTAATTTTTGCGAATCTTGTTGGGAGATGTATACCGTAACCACGGCTTCTCTAGGTAGCCCAACCCACGTCTAGACGGGCATCGCAGGTGTCGTCCCTCGCTCCGTGGCTACTTATTCCACGGCCTCTGCCCCATCCCCGCCTTCTACTTTGCTGGCGTTTCGCGCAGTCAGCTACCAAAAAGAAAAACCCCCGGATACTTAGGTGGGTATGGCCCTTGGCATGGGCAGCGGAGGAAAAATGACCGGACAGTACGGCTGGAGAGCCACATTTCCCGCGCTACACATACCCACCTAAACAACCGAGGGTTCCGTACTGTCTTCATCTTTCCAACAAGTGCCACCTTGCTGACGGTTCGATTTTATATCCAGTTTAGGTTTATAGTCAATAACCCTACACTTTGTAGGGAAATAGTAGAGAAATAGCAAAATAATTCAAAAAGGGGTTGCAAACAGTTTACTAATCTGGATAATCACTTTTACGGTCACTTGATCGTACTAACCGGAGAGAATAAATGACAAACGCACCAGTAATCAAAACAGAAATTTATCTTCAGCCAAAACGTTATAACCGTAACTTACGCGCCACAATTTCTGGCGCATGGATTTGTGATTCAGACAACGGTTGTTTTGCAATTTGCCCAGACTATGCGGCTAAAACTTCAGAACAAGCTCTTGCAATTCTGAACGGTCGCGGTCAAGAACAATACGTTTTAATTAACGCATAATTAACGGGGCTTCGGCCCCTCACCGGAGAGAATAAATGGGCAAATTTCAACAACACGCAGTATTTGAGCGCCGAACCGCTTGGGTCGGTGGCGAGTTTGGCGAACAGTATGCTCGCAAAAAGTTTGGCGATGTAGTCGTTGACTCCTTGCCATTAAAAAAGCGCGGCAAGTATAAAGGCCGCATTAATGCCTCGATTGAGTGGATTAAAGTTACTCGTCCCGGCTGGGTTCCAAGCGGTTACAGTCTTGAGGAAAGCGCCCCGGCTTCCGGGTATGTCGAAACCAGAAGTGACCAAGTAGTAGCGGTTATTTTGTATAGCGACACTTCTTATAACGGTTTTGTAATTCACGACATGGACGGCGATACATGGCATTTCGGTGATGAGTTACGTTATGCCAGCAAAAACAAATTACGGGCTGCATAATCAAGCCCTACTTTCGGAGAGAATAAATGACAACTTCAATTACTTGGTCAATATATCGTGATGATCCTATTGACCATGTCCTCACCATAACAAACACCCACGGCAGACATTACAAGTGCGCTAACTGCGCCGGTCGTATCTTTACGTCTGACGATGACTGCCTAGAAAACTTTATTAACGCCCACGCAGATTGTGAGAAAAAAAATGACTGATGCAGAACACCACCAACAGCAGTTGGAGCAGCAAGAGCAAGAAGAAAAGATAACAATCCAGCACCTAGACTTAATTGCTTATAAATGTCTGGGTGTAGCCCAAGCAGTTCGTGACCTTAGTTTTATGCGTGACCCGCAGTCGTTTGAAAATATGAAAGCCCGATTGATTGAGCTGGCAAATGAGTTTGAAACCACAAGGAGAAAGTACGATGACCAAAAATGATTTAGTAACTAAGCACTTGAAAACCAGAGGCCACATTACATCGTGGGAAGCAATTCAGAAGTATCGCGCTACACGCCTTGCAGACATTATTTTTCAACTGCGCTCAAAGGGTATGGCAATCAATACGGTAATGTGTGTGCGTAATAAAGAACGCTACGCTCGTTATGTTTATATGGGGAAGAAACCATGACCAAAGAAGAATTTGGTGATTTAATCGCTGGTGCGTTGTTTGCACTCGTAGCAGTTCTAGGAATGTTCATTTAAGGAGAATAACTTGAATACAGGCATAGTAAATATTAGAGGCAAAGAGTATATGACCGTGGCCCTGCGGGTTCAGAAGTTCCGCGAGGCTCACCCGGATTGGGAGCTGTCTACAGAAATAATTAAGGCAGACGATACCGTGGTGATCATGCAAGCTCGGATCTACACAGATTTGGGCAAGTGCATCGCTACGGGCCACGCAGAGGAGTTCAGAGCCTCTAGCCAGATCAACTCAACATCCGCATTAGAGAACGCAGAGACCAGCGCCATTGGTCGGTGTCTAGCTGCGGCTGGTTGGGGCGGTACTGAGTTCGGTTCTGCCAATGAAGTTCAGAACGCTATCCACCAGCAAGCCACGCCCAAAAAACGTGCGACCAAAACGAAAGAGGAGCTGGTCAAGCTGATCAATGAGGCATCAAGCTCTGAGATCCTGTCGGTGTTCTGGAAAGCTCTAACCCCAGATGAGCGCGAGCTGGTCAGGACTGAGGCCGCACACAAGGGCGCAGAACTTAAGGGGGCCAAAGATGCGTGAAGCCAATCCATATCAACTCGATGGGAACTGGTGGAACGCTCGGCTAGGTAAGCTCACCGCCTCTCGTATGAGCGCGGCTATGAACTTCTTGAAGTCTGGTAAGGAGTCCACGGAACGCGAGAACCTACGCTATGAGGTCGTAGCCGAGAGGATCACCAACACCTTTGCGGATAAGTACACGACATCTGATATGCAATGGGGGGTCGAGCAAGAGGCCGCAGCCAAGGAACGGTTTGAGTCCGTGACCGGTTTGATCGTGACGGACACCCCGTTCATTGACCACCCTCGCATACCGTTTTGCGGTTGTTCACCTGATGGCTTTGTATCTGACGGATGCTTAATTGAGATTAAGTGTCCCAAGACCAAGACACACATGAAGTACATAGCCAATCAGGAAATCCCTGCGGAGTACAAGCCGCAGATGACCCTACAGGCCGCGGTCACGGGTAAGGCCGTTTGGTTTGTTTCCTACGATCCGCGCATGGGTGAGGGTAAAGATTTATTCATTAAGAAGTTCAAGCCTACCCCAGAGGAAATAAAAGTAGTTGAGGACGCAGCCGAGCAGTTCTTGGCTGAGTGCGAGGCCTTGTTTGATTTCTACAACAACAAAGCTGTTTATTTCGATAAGGATTAAAAATGTTACTAATTGGATTAGCAAGAATCGGTAAAGACCCAGTAATTCGCCATACCGCAGACGGAAAGCCCGTGATGGATTTATCGCTGGCTATGGACTACGGCAAGAAAGGCGCAGACGGCAAGCGGCCTACGCAATGGGTTAGCGCGACCATGTGGGGTGACCGAGTAGAGAAGCTGCAATCTCACTTAGTCAAGGGCCAGAGCCTTTTTGTGACACTATCTGAGCCACACCTTGAGGAATACAAGCGCAAGGACGGGACTACTGGCACATCGCTCAGAGCTAGGTTAAATGAGCTGGAGTTTGCTGGAGCCCCGCGAGACAAGGTGCGCGAGGAACCCAAGATTGAAGATTTAGATAGCGACATTCCTTTCTAGGGGGACTTATGGAAGATATTTCGTCAATCATTATTAAGCTCGACCTAAACCTGTCGGAACTAAAGCGTCTGACTAGAACCCCGGCGTTTGCCGATAACGAAAAGATTACGCAGATTGTTTTAGATATGCGCTGGCAGTTATCGCAAGCCTTAACTTCGATTGGTAAAAATGCCGAACCGAATTAAGTGCTGGGCTCTGAAAGACTCGCGAGGCCGCTACGTTCAGATAGAACATGGTGCAATGCCGCAAGAAGCCTTTAAGAACTTGACATTTAGAACTCAGCGAGCAGCTAATGAGTGGCTGGCTAGGAATTTGTACTGGTACTACAAGGCCAAACCCGTTCAGGTAATTGTCAACATAAAAGAGGTAGGTGAACCATGACTTTTCCCGTTCGGGTAATTGTCACTATCAAGGAGGTAGGTAAACCATGACTTTTATTTCTCATTTAGTCGCTGCTGATATTTGGTTTTTTATTCTGTGGATGATTGCAATGATTGCAATGGTCTGCTTTGTATGCTCACAAAAGGAAAAAAAAGATGAAAAGACTACTGATAGTTTTAGCCCTGACCGGGTGCGCCACCACAAACCCCGGGGACTATAGCGTTACCCCTCCAGCTCAAAAGCTGGTCGTGGATAAAGAGGTTCACGCCATGACCCGCTTGGAGACCGCCAACGCGATTCAGGACTGTCAGGCGGCTCGCACTAGGGCTGTGGTTATCTACGGTCGCAGGGCCGTTGGAGGGGTGACTAGGGACGTTGTAATTGATGTAACTTGCGCCCCGCTGTACTAAAAAAGAACCCCCAAAAGGGGGTCAAGGGTGCTGCTTGAGGAGTGCCTTAACTGTAAGCCCGAGTCCCCTGCCGGTCAATTATTAGCTTCTGACCGCGTGGGGACGTTTCCGGGGTGTTTGGGACGCTGATGTGCGTCCATGAGTCAAACTCTAGGATGATCTGATCGAACGGCACAGAGGCCGCTATACAAGCCTCTACAACCTCTCTAGGCTTCATGCCGGGAACCCGTAGGTCAGCCGCACAACCTAGACGGTGCTGGGAGGTGTCCTTAGACCCTACAGCGTCATTGACCTGTTTCGACCGAAAGGCCGAGTTGATCATTACGGGTTTGCCCCCGACCGCAGCCTTGACCTGTTCTAATAGCGCCGCCAGACGGATCAGGTTCTCTTTTTCCGCGTTACTAGGAATGTTGAGCCAGCCGTTACGCTCGGCGGTTTCAGACCGGGTCAGCTCATCATAGGTAAAGTGTTCGGATAGGTTCATTTCTTCTTGCCCATAATCTCATCGAGCTGCTGGGACTTTTCTTTAGATCCCTGACTAGACCCAAAGTAATAACCCAAAACCATAGTCATGGCAGAGGTCAGCGCACCCAGAACGTAAATAAGAATGTCTTTTGATTGGGTGTTGACCTCTACAAAAATGATGACCAAGAAAAGTATAAAAGTCAAAGAAACTGTACCTAACGCTAAAATTGGCGTAATAATTTTATTGATAGTTGGCGCAAACTCGCTGGTAGCAATTTCAATCTCGCGCTTACGGGCTGAGTCCATTTCCTTGACATGGGCCTCTAGTTCTGCAAGCTGACCCTTCTGAGCCATTTCCATGAGCTTGGCCTGTGCTTCCGCTTTGGCGGCTGGGTCGGGCAGAACCTTGTCAAGAACCTTTTCCCCTATAGATAGCAGAGCTGCGATTGGTAACATTTTTATCCTTTCGTTGCTAAATAGAGACCGATATTGCTAAAAGCGTAACCGGCAAAAACAATAGCCATTCCTAGGTTCCCTTTTGCTCCCTGTTCAAAACCTATGTATGCATATACACACCCAACCAGAATGATCAGCCACGGGCTCATACGCGCTGACCACGGAAGTAAGCCACCCCGTTAATAACCTCGCAAAGCTCTGGCGGCAGTAACTTACCATTCTCAAAAGTTAATACACAAAACCCTGAACACCAGTTGACGGGGTTCATTTCGGTGTAAGTGAATTGGTCTGAATATGGCTCCGCAAGCGTCCCGGCATCGACCCCCCACCTACGACCATCGTAATCACTAAAGGGTGTGATTTTGAGCTGGTGTAAGTGACCCGTAATTATCGACCGCCCCGATTTCAGGGCATTATTCCAAGTGCTGTGTATCCCGTTGTGATAGCGATGCTTGATAATTACCGAGCCATTCACATCAATTCGCCACCCCGTGTGCCAACCCGGAAAGTACGCAAACAGGTCGCTGAACTCTGATAGTTCTGGTGCGTTCTGAGCAATGTAGTTAAAGAGGCGCACATCGTGGTTGCCGTAAGTCCACAGTTTGACTGCGTTCTTTGATGCCTTCGCAATCTCATCTAGCCGGTCTTGACAGGCTTCTATTTCTTGTTTTGGTGTTGGGGGGTTCGTTCCCATCAGGGAGGCGTGACGGCTGATTCTAGCCCCATCAAAGACATCCCCGTTAAGCACAATTGTTTTAGGCTTAAATTCAGTTAGCAGGGAAACAAACGCCTTGTGTGCTGTGGTTGATTCTTCGGGCCAGTAATGACAGTCACTAGCAATAAAAACGTGACCGTTTTCTACTGTGTGTTCTATCACCCTGCGGTTCTCAGGTATGTATGTATTGCGCTTGCTTTCTTGTGGCGCACAGTAGGCCGGTAGAGGTATTCCGCGATCCATTTGGATCTTAGCCTTGCGCTGACCAAAACCACGCACAGACATACCAACGAATTCAGCAGCCAGCTTGGTGCTGCCAAACCGTTTCATTGCGGTAATAATTTCTTCGTCAGATACTCTTTTTAGTGCCACGGGGTTTCCTTTGCAATTTCATTTCGTCAATTGGGCCATGAGAACTTGAGTCATACATACAAGCAATCTCAACAGCTTCTTTTGGCGATGCTCCCAAATGGAGCGCAGCGATGGCAAAGTTGGCTCCGGTTCCGATTGACCAAAACGGGTTCTTAATTCGCGCAGGAATGATGGTACTTTCGTATATCCAAATACCATCGTGCCTGAGTTCAAGAACTGTAACGTCAATATCAGAATCTAACTCTCCACCTAATTCCATTACTTGATAAAACTTTAAAATCTTGTCCCAATCACCGCAAGCGCCGTATATGCAATCCTTTCCACGGCGTAACTTTTCAGAAAGGTAAAACGAGTCATCGCCGCTAATCATGCTATCGCTGGCAATCTCAAGAGTAGAAAATTTAGCGGCAATCGTGGTCATTACCAAGCCCCTGTTGCTTTAAGCACCCCATAAAAGATAGCCGATACCGCAAAAATTGTTATCCAAATAATCCGTTCTTCAGCCCGAAAACGCTGAAAATCATGATCAAGAACCTTGCGTTCTTTTCGCATTTGAGCAATTAAAGATTGCACTTCTGTGACAGCGGTCTTGCCAAACTCTCGTTCCATGTCCTCGTACATACCCTGCTCGGCGGCTCGGATCTTGCGGACTTCACGGTATTCGTTGGCAGCGTCAATAAATACTAGGTCTCCACGCCTCTCTAGCTGGAGCTGCTTTTTTTTCCACGCTACCCTAGCCTTGGCTTCCTCATCAAGGAACGATGAGACCTCTGCCCCGGTCTGTTTGATCTCGCGACCAACTTTGACGGCTTCTTTAATTCCTTCTAAAGCTGCTCTGGCAGTCGAGGCTGGATCTGCCATTCATTTGTCTGCCTTGTCATGGAGACGCTCGTACAGAGATCCAATCAAGCTCTCTAGCTTGTCAAACCTTGCGCTCATCTCAATCCTTACTTCTTTTAGGTCATCCCTGCGGACATACATCTCCCGCAAGTCTTTTTCTATCTGGTGAGTGTCCCTACGCAGCTCTTTTAGGGAATCCCATATCTCACGGGCAAACCATCCTAGCGCAGCCAAGACGCTACTTAACCCAATATTTATGACAGTTTGCCAATCCATGTTAGGTTTTCATGATGTAGCACAGAGCGTAGTACGGGGGCAGATTTGCATTTGTGCCTGAAGTACCAGCAGTTGCAACGGTGGTTGCAGTTGCTACCGTAATACCGGTCGTTGCCGTTGAAGTGTTTTGGGTTGATGTGTCAGCCCAAATTGGGTTTGCGCCAGCAGTACCGGTTAGCGAGTTATACCGTGTAAAGGTATGGTTGTGGCCCGGATCGGTTACCGTTGATGTGCTGGTAGCTGTATGCGTGTGGCTTACAACTATAGCGTTAGCCGAGCCGCCAGTTCCGTCAACCGCGTAGGTTGATCCAGCGCCAACCACAAACCTGTCTCTTAGGTCAGGGGTTCCGTTAGATCCGTTACACAAAACGTAGCCCGCAGGAATAGATCCAATTGACCCAGACCAGAGGAAAATACCGCCCGCAGGGATTGGCGTTGCCGGTGGCGGGGTTGCTCCAATAATCCCGTACAGGTTGTCGTAGGTCTGGATGGTTACGTCTGCCGAGTCCTTTAGGATGAACTTGTAGAAGAACCCTTCAGTCAACCAGATGTCGTTTGGCGGTCTGCCGCTTGTCCCTAAAATGATAGGGTTGGCGTTAGCCGTTAGCCCTGAACTGCTAGTGTAAGTAGCCAAGGGCGTGCTTGACCCGGCCTGATAGGTATAAATCTTACCGGCGTTAAGCGGCGCACCGTTGTTATCAAAAAACTGAAATCCGTTGCCAATTGGCGAAAGATTGACTGCCATAGTTATTGTCCTTTACCAATGTCTTTTAACTTAATTATTTTCTTTTGGCCTCGCTTTAACGCAGATTGTTCAGCCATGCGGATACCGCGTTTTGCTCCCATTGTTCCACCAACGGTTCCACCTAAAGCCGCACCGCCAGCGCCAAACATAGAGCCGCCAATTGCTGCACCGCCCGATGCACCAAGCGTTCCCAGCAATGGAGCTGCGCCCAACCTAATCAAATTATGAGCTTGGACTGCTGCACCGGGGTATCCTGATTCGTAATGCAATATGTGACCGGCATCATTTAGGTCTCGAACCATCTGACCAAGCTCTTTGTCCTCAGTAAGTATTCTTAACTTGTCGTTGTGATCGTTTAGATATTTAGTAACACCTTTGGCGTTCCATTGACCTTTGTTCTTAGCGCCTTGCTCTAATATGCGATTGGCAAAATGGCCTTTAATTTCGTTAATTGCTTGTTGAGCCATTGGTTTTAAGTTGTCTGGCATATCGTTAAGCAACTTAATTAAATGGCGAGCTTGGTCTACGCTCATGCTTTCAACTGAAGAAGCAATCTTTTCAAAAGGAACCGCACGATTCATTGGATTTTGAGGATCGTAATCCATAATTTTGGCTACGCCTTTTGGATCGTCTAGTAAACGTCCAATTTTTGTTCTAATTTCTCTTGCGCCCTTGTAAATATCTTCGCCAGCTACTCTTGTAACGTCATTATCAATTTTGTCTTTTAATCGACCAATCAGCCGCGAACGCTCGTTGTCCCAATTGGAGTTGATGTATTGACGTAAGTTTTCAGCCTGTTCTACAGTCATAGGCAAAATGCGCCCATCTTTATCTAGCAATCCACTTTCTTTTAAATGAGATTGAATGCCATTACGCAACGTCATAAACTTGTCGTTAACCGTAAAGTTTGATTCTGTATTAAGAAACTTTTGTAAACTTGTTGGGTTTACTGCTGGTTGACCAGCCGCTACTTGCTTGGCTTGGTTATAAGCGTTAGCCATTTGGCCTTGAAGTTCTTGCTTAAACGCATCAAATGGAGCAACAATTTTTTCGCCTCTTAATCGTAATGTTGCCTCGTCAAGACCTACTGAACCACCAGTACGATTGATCAGTTGGTTACCAAAATCTAATAACTTATTTTTTTCTAACTCAAACGAATCTCTGAATAACTTGCCAACCGGAACGTCTAACTGACTAGTTTGGAATTCGCTTCCAGCGTCAAACTTGTTACCGGTAATTGCACTTTGGCGGGCTTCTTCAAACCCTACCCTCTGCAATACGTTTGCCCGTTCCTGTTGTTCGGTCAAGGCAACCGGGCCTTTACTAGAAAATTGAATCTCTCTATACGGCTGGTAAATTGTGCCGGTGGGCATTGTTGAAGTGCCACCACCCCTACGCTTTTCTTGTAGAGCTGCTTGAAACTCAGCGTAGCTAACCTTTGGCTTACCAATCATCGGCTCAACCTTTGGCGCTGCACCCTCTATGACTGCTGGGGCTCCGGTATCAAACGGGCGGGCGGTCTTTGCGCTAATTACCTGACCGGCCTTAACACCAGCTCCGGCAGCAATAGTTCCAAGCATATTGTCAACGTCTGACTTTGGTAGACCAGTTTTTTCCGCAATCCACTCTGAACCTTTAGAACTATTTTCACTAACAAAATCCATTAGTTGCCGACCAGCTTCGCCCTTGTAGGCTGGGCTTTCAGTAACTTTAAACGCCCTACCAAACGGGTCTAAAAACGGTTTTGTTACCTTTTCTTGTAGCGCGGTGGCTTCCTGTGGGCTCTTACCAAATGCGCGAGCGCCAGCGTATGTCACAGCCCCAACTGCTCCGGGTACTACATTTCCCAAAGTTACGTCTGCCAAACTTGCAGCCGCAGGGCCAATGTCAGATGGCTTGCCAACGTAACTAGCAAGTGATCGTGGCTTCTTAGGTTCTGCTGGGGTAGCTTGTGGGGTAGCTTGTGGGGCGGCTTGTGGGGCGGCTTCCGGTGCTTGCGTTCCTAGAATTAGGCTGCTAATTGGATCTGCTGGGGCTTGTGGCGTTGCCTGTGGAGCTGCCTGTTGAGTTCCAGCGCCCAAGATCATGCTACTTATTGGATCGCCGCCTTGCATGGAGACCTGACGGGTAGTTCCTACATTTTGACCGGTAGCCATGTCCACATACTGATCATTACCAGAGGCCAGCTTGGGCAACATTTCAAATGCCCGTTTCCGTAATGCCAACGGGTACGCATTAAATTTTTCTGGGTTGCTTACCGTATCACGCGGGTCTAAAGGAATACCATCTATTACGGTATTTCTCATACCTTGTTCGATCAAAGCTATCTGATCTGGTGTCAGATTTTGATGGAGATACGGATCGCGGGCATTCATTGCGCTATGTCTCCGGTATTGGTCAATCTAACGATCCGCTGATACTTTTGATTAAGAATATTTCGTTGTTCTGCGCTCATGCCTTCAAGAACTTTAGCCGCAGCAGCCTGACGCATCTTGGGATCAGGTATGTCTCTGTTAATGTCCATTAATTGAAATATCTTGCTATCAGCGTTTGCAGACCACATTTGCATATAACGACTACCGTTAGCATCTCCGTATTTTTGGTAGTGCTTTTGCATACCGGTTGCCATCATGTCCAAATTAGTTAAGTCTGCTTTGGTGCGGCGCGCAATATCAACAATTACTTCTGGGTCGTAAGAGACATTACCCATAGCATCGCGGTTAAGTTCTAATCCTGCAACACTATTTCCACCCGCAGACAAGGCTTGCAAGTTAGATTGTTGAACATTTGCAATATCTTTTTGCAGTTTTTGGTACGTTGGGTCACCAGCAAGCTCGTAAATTTTACGTTTAAATCCACCTATCGGGCCGGTTTCAGGTAATACTTTTTCACTTAAAATTTTTGATGCGGTGCGAATTACCTGATCAAGATCATCCCTTGATTTGGTCATGGATAGCTGGCGCTTGGTTAAGGAGTTCCTTGCTTCTTCGCCAAATTTAATTGCGCTATCTTCGCCTTCACGTTTAGGCCGTTGGATGCCAGCCCTTGCTGGTGGCTCGAACATCAATGGAAAGTTGGATACTTCTGGCTGAACCATCTGCCCTGCCCCCATTGGGGCTGGAGCTGCCATCGGAGTTGGAGCTGTTGTTGGTGCTGTTGTTGGTGCGCCACCCGGAATAGCAGAAATGCCAACTCGATTTTCGGTGACCGGAGCAACCGTTAGATTTTGGCCTTGTACAGGGCCGCGCAAAGGTGCGGTCATTGCTTCTGGGGTAACTCCCGGCCTTGTAAAAGCTGGTTGATTTGGAGGAATTGTAGACAAGCCCATTGGGTTAGTTCCACCCAATGTAGATACACGGCTTGAATCATCTAAGCCCGCAAGCAATCGAGTCTTAAAATACTGTCTTAATTGACCCGGATCATTTTGTGCAATCTGATAGTACGGGGCAAGCATTTGTTCTGCTTTGTCTTTAGGGACTCCGGAAATTTCTGCCTGTTGATTTCCATATCGTTTTAGAAATGACATTACCTCTTGCTGAGGCACAGAATTTGGGTCTTGTTCTAATTTAACTAATAGCGGTTCATTGATAGCCGCAGTTAAATTATTTGTTACTGCTTGAACTCTTTTTTGTTGCAGCGCAAGTTCAGAAGTATCTGCTTCTGCTTGTGTTTTTTTAATTAAACTTGGATAGAGTTCAGATAATTTTTCAAACTCCATCGCCTTAGTAGCGGTTCCTAATAGCTCTCCAAGAGATGTACGCTTTGGGCCTTGAGCGCCAAGCGGAATCTGTGGGTTTATTCCAAAGTCAGCCATGATCAATCCTTATGCCGGTTTGTACGATTTTAGGGCAGCTAGTGTTGCAAAATCGCTTACGTTACCCAAAGCGTTTGAATATGCGTTTGCAGCTCCAATGGTTCCAGCGGCTTGAGCTTGAGCCCCACCAACTGCTAATTGACCTTGGCTTTGGGCGGTTGCTTGACCCGCTTGAACTCCTGTATTAACCGCGCCCTGACCCATACCAGCTATATTGGCTAGGGTGTTATAGATATTTCCGCGCTCGGTCTGAAACCGATTAAATGCGTTTGAATACTCGGTTGAAGCAAGACCCTGACCAAATTCCGTGAGCCCTCTTAAAGTGTTTCCAGATATTGCTCCACCGCCTACGTTCCCTAACCGTTCTGTGGCTTGAGTTCCGTACTTCATACGAAAAGCCATAGACGGGTCTAGGTACTGATCTTTATAATCTTCAAACTGCCCTGTCAAAAACGCTTTTCTTGCGCCAATGTCTTTTAATGACTCATATCCTAGCTCTCGGTATGGGGCAAGATCCTCACGGCCTTGCTCGTACATTTCCTTTTGAATGTCAGCCGCATAAGCGGTGCTGTCGGCTATTTTACTAGCCGCAGACTTGGCGGCTTTTGCCCCCGTGTAAGCACTAACTAAACTAGCACCACCAACTATTGCTGCTGCTGCGATAAAAGACATTTTTCCACCTCGTCTAAACTGGTTACACCATCTTTGAGTTTATTACCTATTCCGTACAATGACGTTTCGTCTGGCTCGACTAATTCTTCTTCCACTTCTTCCAACGTGGTCTTATCAGTTCGGTGGAACGTAACCCCTACTGAGTCAGTCACCGCCAGCGTCACCCGCTTGGTTCCAGCTTTGGACTCAATTATATCGCCGGGGCGTAAAGTAACCATTCCTTTTTCTGACCAAGCAATAATTTCTCCAACCGCACACATAAAAAAGTGGTCTTGCTTATGCACTTTTCCAACAATCAACGTACCCGCCGGTCTAAATAACTTTCTGCAATACATCCCAGCGTGAAAGTAGTGATCCGTTGGTAGCTCTACCGGAGGCAAAGCAGACATTTCCTTTTGCAAGGTATCTATCTGTTCTCGCGTTGGGGTAAATTGTTCTATGACCTCAGACATCGTAGTAAGGAACCTTTTTAGATTCACCGTTAACGGTTATGTTAATGAACCCCCGTGGGTTTGCCGGTAGGGTCGCAGAGCCAGCCGTAGCCGTAGAGCTGCTAGAAAAGTTGAGCAAGTTCAAAAAGAATAGCTGCCACGCCGGGGTCGGTCTGCCCGCATCGTTGACTAACTGTGAGGTTGGGATTACCTGATTTTGGGGTAGTTGGGCCATCAGTTATCCCCTGCTTCCGCTTTTAGGTTCGCAGACACAATGACCGCCTTGATTGGGTCGGTGATCACCACCTCAAATATCCTGTCCCGCGCAAACCCTAGCCGCCTCCACATGGCTCGCGTGAAATACTGACCCTGCTTGCCTATGGTGACCCAGTTCTCGTTAGACCAAGTAAAGCCCCCGTCATCCGACCAGCGGAGCATCGCCTGTGGGTCTTGACCCTGACCGGTGGATAAACCTACTCCGGGCTGGAACTGGATCTGAAGCTCGGCAAAATACTGACGCTGGAGGTCTGTGGTTATGTGGGGACACCTTCTGACACGGCGTATTAGCTGACCGTCATCGGTGTACTGTGATAGAGACAGTCTATAAAGTTTGCCGTTCTCATAGTCACCAAGCAATACTTGCTGGTTAAAAAATGCACAGCAGTTACCCCGGTGGCGCTCGTACTCGTTTTGGTTATTGGTGTAGAGCCACTTGTGCCAAAGTCCTGTGGTGATGTCATAGGCCCAAGTCAGGCCGTTAGTCCCGATTGAGGGGAACGTCACAACGTAGGTCTCATGGCCCTCTAGCTGGTACGTCCACGCAATCGCGTCAGATACGTCTTGACCGACTAAGGTGGTCTCAACCGCGTGGGTCGAGATCCTCTGGGGGATGTAGCCGTTCATTTGGACGATGGTGGCCTCGCCCCGGTTGTTCTTGGATACATAAGCAAAGGAATTACCTACCCGCGCACAGGAGTAGGCCGCAGCAATACCCTGCTGGGTGCTTGATCCTTGAATCCTCTGAAATGGAAAGGGGACGGAACCAACGTCAAGCCAAGCCTCTGAACTCATTTCACCTAGTAGGTAGACCTCGCGGCGGTCAACGATGATAGCCACTAGGTCATCTGGTGAGCCATCCTTAGACGCAAACGACAAAGGGTCTGTAATGGGGGATAAAAGGTCGGACGCAGCCCATTGCTGGCTATTGGGCTTATTGTAGACAAAGTAGTTGTCCGAAATATCTACCGTTCCACCGCCCTCAAAGGCTCCGTCTGTAGATGGAAGCACCGTCCAGTTAAGCGCGTATATCGTGGTGCTAGAGACCGTCTGGGAGGCGCTGACGGTGTACGTTCCCGCGCCTCCAGAGCCTGTTCCAAACGCCGTGATAATAGTTCCATCGGTCACCCCGGAGCCTTCAATCGTTTGGCCTATCTTCAGAGTGCCGCTGGTCACCGCGCTAACGGTCAAAGTTGTGCCAGATATAGCTCCGGTCACAATAGCGGGTGATGCGACAGAGTTGATTGCGGTACTTGCAACGGTTTGGGAGTCGCTAACCGTATAGGTTCCAACGCCTCCTGATCCAGTTCCTAGTGCCGTAATCACGGAATTTTGAGCTATGCCCTGACCAAAAATGGCCTGTCCAACCGCAATAGTCCCGCTTTGCATCACGGTCACGGTCAAGGTAGTTCCAGTAATTGATCCGGTAAAAATGGCTGATGACGGGGCGCTGATAAACCATGTGTAGCGGTAGGAATCGTCCACGATGTAGACGTTCACCCCGTTATCAACTATGCCTACCTGACCGGTTGAGGTGTTCATCTGACCAATCATTACGGGGGTCAAATCGCTTTCCAAGACATACACAAAGTCACCGCAGACCGCGACTACTTGTTGTCCCCCAGACAGGGTTCTAAGACCTCGGACTTCTTCCTGATTGGGAAAAATAGCCACGGTCTCAAGCCCCGGAGTTGGGTAGAGCGCAACGATACCGCGCTCGCCTTGAGCCTTGGTCGGGTCCATCTCAGGGTAGAAGTTGATGCACTCTTGAGCGTCTTGAGTGATTGAGGGAGCCTCGTAAGCCGCGCCTACGAATCCAAAGTCAGGCATTACTGAAAGCCCCCGGTCAGAATCCAACCAGCGTCCGCACGCTTACCAACCACCAGAACGTCATCGTACCTAGCGGACTGCATGGGCTTCATGTTCGTGCGTTTGATCGTTGCCTTGGCCTGAGACGCAAGCCCGTTGATCATGGCGAGCTGCTGGGGGTTGGACTTGCCGTACATGGGCATAAGTCTTTCAGCCAAGCACCAGCGCAAGCACATGATGTAGCCCTGCGGGATCACGATGGTGTCGTTGATGCTATTAAAACGCTGGAATATGGTGTCGCAGAATATGTGCATCTCGCCCTGTGACGGGTTGGGCCAAAAGTAGAACGTACCCATAACCTCAGAGGGCTGGTAGTAGACCGCCTTGGGCCACGGGCCGTTTTGGGTCTTTAGGCCAATCAGCTCATAGTTCTCAAGGTTTAGAATAGCTACCGGGTAGTCCAGACCGCCGTTGACGATAGGCTGACCGTTAGAATTAGTGTTCACCCGCACAAAGGCTGAGTTCACCGACAGGGGGCGCTCGTAATAAGCGGTTATTGTGGTCGAGGCTACGGTCTGGGTGTTGTTAACCGTGTACGTCCCGGTGTAGTTTACGTTCCCGCCAGCTCCGGTTCCAAAGCCTGTGATCTTGGTTCCAGCCGTAATTCCTGATCCTGTTATCACCATCCCAAGCGCAATCCCGCCCTCGGTAATGTTAGTGACCGTTAGGGTATTCCCTGATATTGAGCCGGTAAAGGTGGAGTTGACCTGACCCGTTGGGCCAACCGTGTACTGGGTCTGTCCCGCAGTCAGGGTGAAGATGATCTCGGTCTTGTAGTAGACCATCATCTGCTCGTTTGACCATTGGTCGATCATGTCGTTCAACATATCAAACGCGTCTTGGGCTTCCGCAGGGGCCGGGGTCTCGCCCGCAGCCAGCGCCCCAATGTCCTTCATGGCGCGGCTAATGATGTCTATTGGCTGAGTCATAACTTCACCTTAAATGTCTCTACTTTCCACGGTGGATCGCAGCTCTCGGTATTGTCTAGTGCCTTGAGTTGTTCGGCAAGCCTGTCTTTAATGAGGTGGCGGTCACCTTCTTGGGCATCCATATCAACCCAATGGGACACCTGATGCTCGGACAAATTATCTTCTATTTGGTACGGTTTACGAAACTTCCAGTAGCCCTCTGTGGATACAGATTTGCCGTTATTGGAAGCCTCGCAATGGTATTTGACTTGGCAAACCAAACCGTCATCGACTTTTAATTCGGTAATTTTCCAATTAAAGGTCGGCACTTATTTTCTCCATAATCTCATCAAAACTTTCTGCCACCTCCCAAGAGTTGCCGTTCATACCGTAGGCAACCCGCACCTTTGACCCATCTTCTTGAGTATGTTCAAAGATTGACGCAATCAGGTCTGTATTAAGGATCAGACCCTCACCCATGCGGCCCTTGGCGGCGTTAGTTAGTTTGATAAGTTTCACGCAGCAACCCCTTCAATTTCAACCCACGAAGTTGTGGCCTCATCCCATGAGTAACGCTTTCCGTCATCTGGGTAGGCAACAGGTGCGTCCCATAGGCAGGTTGTCTCGTTTAGCACCCATGAGGAATAGGGCTTGGGAGGAATAAAAGCGTCCCGGCCCGCATCGTATGTGTAGCCCAGACCGGCGTAGTTCTTACGCAGAGGCGTTCCACCTAATGCGTGTACCCCGCCGTGGGTGTTGTAGCTGGTCTGCTTATAAACATCGCCTGTTCGCGCAGACAGCTCTGCCTCTTTGCCGTTGTCCTCATCCCGACCTACCGTGACGAAGATTACGATGTTATTTGAGTCAAGTTTTGCAAAGTGTGCCACTTAGTTCTCCTTAAATAAATGTTACGACTTCTGAAGTTGTAGATGTTGCGGTCACGGTATAGACCCTGAAACCACCGCTTGCAGAGCCACCAGTAAAAGTTACACCGGATGAGAAGGCTGCTGTGTAGGTGTCGGGAATCTTGATGATTACGACACCGGAGCCGCCAGCGCCACCTGAACCTCCAGAACCACTTGCATACCCACCTCCACCCCCACCACCACCTGTGTTGGCAGAACCAGCAGTAGCAGCGGTATTTCCATTAGTTCCGTTACCGCCACCACCTTGTCCTGTTCCAGCGGTTTGCCCTTCAGAACCACCGCCACCACCACCAGCCCGTGTGACAGATGAACCTGTGATTGAAGATGCAGTACCAGCACCGCCGTTACCAGCAACAGTATCAGTTGCACTTACACCATTCCCACCAGAACCGCCCCCGCCACCAGCGTTTACATTGCCAACGCTCTCTCCGTTACCACCACTATTACCTTGTGAAGGGCTTGTAGATGGAGTATTACCAGCGGCTCCAGAATTACTTCCACCAGAACCTCCGCCGCCAGAACCACCAGTTTGAGATGCATATAATGTTGGGCTTGTCGAAGCAGAATATCCAGAACCGCCGCCTCCACCGTTTGCGGTATTGCTACTAAAAACTGAATTACTTCCAGTTCCAGACCTTGTGCTTGTTCCTGCACCGCCAGCCGTACCACCAGCACCAACAGTTACGGTGTATGCGGTTCCAGCAGAAAGTGATTGAGAAGTAAAGTTACGATAACCCCCGGCTCCGCCACCCCCGCCGTTATAAGAACCACCCCCACCACCACCCGCCACCACCAAGTAATCCGTAGTAAGTGTCTCGGTGTTTTGCACAAAACTAACTGTCTCGCTAGTCGTGCTTGTAGCCGTGACTGAGTAAATCAGGTGTGTGCTTGTAGACAATACAGAGTAGGTAACACCGCCAGAGAATGTCGCACGATATGCGCTAGGTATTTTGAAGATTACGATACCTGAACCGCCGTTACCACCAGACCCGCCGCTGTTTGCACCTCCACCGCCCCCACCACGGTTTGTCGTTCCAGCAGTACCACCCACAGATGAACTTGCGCTACCAGCACCCCCGCCTCCAGAGCCACCGGCTCCACCACCATTGTTATTGTTGTATCCAGAACCAGCACCACCGCCACCAGCATAGGTTACAGACGAACCGGTAATTGAGTTTGCAGTTCCAGCACCGCCAGCCCCAGCGGCACTACCTGAACCATTGCCACCAGCAGAAGTTGATCCACCGCCACCGCCACCGTTGAATCCCGGCGTAAGTATTGATGAATTACCACCATTTGTTCCTTGTGCTGGAGATGTAGAGGGTGTATTTCCAGTTCCCCCGCTAAAGCCCGGAGTAGCATTACCAGAACCACCTCCAGAACCACCGTTGCCGCCAGCCTGTAAAAAACCGCTAGAAGTTGGGCCAGCACCACCTCTACCGCCACCGGCAGAAGTTATGGATGAAAAAACAGAATTGTTTCCGGATTGTGAGTTTGTTGGGGTAGAAAAAGTACCTCCAACACCTCCAGCTCCAACGGTAATGGTGTGCGAAGTTTCAAGCGCAACCAATGTTGTTGTTGATGTGCGATAACCGCCAGCACCACCTCCACCGCCCCCACCACCATCTCCTCCACCACCACCACCACCTCCAGCGACAACCAACAGATCAGTAACAGTAAACACTCTTGCAAACGTCACAGTCTCAGATGTAGTAGACGTAGCGGTTACAGAGTAGATGTTGAACCCACCGGATGTGGACAGGCTAGATGTAACACCGCTAGAAAATGTTGCGCCAATGTTGTCAGGTATTTTAATAATGACAATTCCAGAACCACCGCCGCCAGACTGTGCGGAACCACCAGAAATTCCACCGCCACCACCTCCACCTCCGGTATTAGCAGTTCCACTAGTAGCAGCGGAACCTGTTCCGGGTGTTAGATAAACACCGCCGTTGCCCCCGCCTCCAGAGCCACCATTACCCGCTGTGCCGCCGTTATATGTACCGCCGCCGCCTCCACCTGCTCTAGTTACGCTAGAACCGGTAATGCTTGACGCAGTACCAGCCGCCCCAGTACCACCAGTAGTTGATGATCCGTTGCCACCCGTAGCACCCGCACCGCCTCCACCAGCACCTCCCCAGTTTGGAGAGGATGGGCTTCCTGCTCCACCGTTATTACCCTGAGATGGAGATGTTGACGGAGTGTTTCCAGCGCCAGCGGCTTCCGTTCCCCAGTTTCCTCCACCGCCACCACCACCAGAGCCACCTGATTTGGCTACTCCGCTACTAAACCGAGTATCGCCGCCACCGCCACCGCCACCTGTGGAGGTAAAGGTATTGAAAACAGAGTTAGAGCCATTCCCGCCGTTAACGCTAGTTCCCGCAGTCCCGCCAGCACCTACTGTGACTGTATAGGGAATCCCAAAGGCAATAGATTGTGTTGTGCTAGTTCTATAACCACCCGCACCTCCACCACCACCCCCAATCACGCCACCACCCCCGCCGCCAGCAACCACAAGCAAGTCGCTTATAGGTGCGCCAGCAAGGAAAGTCACAGTCTCACTCGTTGTAGAAGTAGCCGTGACTGTGTATACGTTGTATCCCGCAACAGCAGTCGAGAGAGATGAAGTTACACCAGATGAAAATGAGGCATAGTGCGTAGATGGAATTTTGATGATGACAATACCTGATCCACCAGCGCCACCTGAACCACCATTCCCACTTGCATATCCACCGCCTCCACCACCGCCACCTGTGTTGGCAGTACCAGAGCCAGCAGTATTATTATTATTTGTTCCATTACCACCGCCGCCTTGGCCTGTACCGGCAGTTTGTCCTTGTGAGCCACCGCCGCCACCGCCCGCTCTTGTAACAGATGAGCCTGTAATAGAAGATGCAGTCCCACTTCCCCCATTGCCAGCAGTTTGAGCGCCATCATTTGCATTTCCACCTACCGAACCAGAACCGCCGCCTCCACCAGCATTTCCCGCTACTCCGGTGTCTTCACCGTTGCCCCCATTGTTTCCTTGGGATGGAGATGTTGATGGCGTGTTACCAGCGGCTCCAGTTTTAGTTCCAACGTAATCCCCTCCACCACCAGAACCTCCTGTTTGTGGAGCATATTGACTAGGGCTTGCTCCAGATGAATATCCAGCGCCTCCACCACCTCCATTAGCGGTATTGCTACTAAAAACTGAATTGCTACCTGTTCCAGACCTTACTCCAGTAGCAGCACCAGCCGCACCACCAGCACCGACAGTTACGGTGTATGCAGTTCCAACGGCTAATGTTTGAGATGAAAAGTCACGGTATCCACCAGCACCGCCACCACCTCCAATATAAGAACCTCCACCACCACCACCCGCTACTACTAGGTAGTCAGCAAGGATAGTAGGCCCGGCTTGAGTGCCAGCCAAAAGGATTTGGAATATACCCGTCATTTAGGACACATTTCCTGTCAATACGCAGACCGTCCCAGAAATAAACAACACGGTACACACGCCCCTAGTCGCAAGGGTAACAGTAGCCTTGTCTGTATCAGTTCCCGCAATATAAGCGGTTGTGATTGTGCAAGTAATGGTGATGTTGCCGGTCGTATTATTGAAGATTGAGACCGCATCGCCAGCCGCAAAGGTTGAGTTCGGAATCGTAATCGATCCACCTGAACCAACGCCTACAAACTCACCAATATCACCAAGCGCAAGCGTGTAAGACGTTGTCTTGTCTGATCCTGACTGCGGAATGTTTAAGTAGCCAATTGATGAGCTGGTTGGTGGGAACGTCATCGTGGTGCTATCCGTTCCCGCAAGGGTGATTGAGTTACTTGCGGTTAAGGTCTTGCCGTTAGCAACCGTTAGGGTTCCCGTACTATTAGAAATCGTCAGGCCGTTAACCGTGGTGAAAGCACCCGTGGTTGGGGTTGTAGCTCCAACGGTTCCGTTTAACGCACCTGAAAAACCTGTTGAGGTTAGGATTCCGCTTGACGGGTTAAATTGCAGCTTGGTAGACGATACGTCTAGAGTTGTCTCATTGCCGGTTGTGACGTTTGAGAACGTGATGTACCGCGTGGCGTTGGTCGTTGTATCGTCCGTAATCGTTACGCCGGTCGCTGGAAGTGCTTGGCTAACCCAAACCGTTCCGTTTGAGGTTAATACGTTGCCATTAGAACCTACGGACGATAACCCTGTGCCGCCATTTGCTACGGCTAACGTCCCCGTAATGATGGAAGCCGGGACAGCCAACGGGGTGGTCTGTTTTACATAGATTCGTCCAGCAGAAGAATCTACATAAGTCACCACGCCAACCTGAACGGTTATTCCTGTTGGGGGAATCGTGTTCATTAGCTGGCCCGCAGAATAGGGGCTTAGATATAAAACCTGTCCTACCGTATATGAGCCTGTATTGACCCCATCTATACCGCCTTGGCTTGTTACATAACCGGTTGCTCCGTTAGCAATAGCGCCGTTTGTAAGCCCAAGAACCGTAGCAGTTGCCGCAACGTCAGCCCTAGCCAGCGCAATGTTGGGGTACGTCTGACCGCTAGAAGTGCTTGTAATGTAAACCGCACTACCGTTAGGAATGTTTGAACCGGTGTTGTTGATGACCTTGATGATCAAGTCTTGACCAACGTGAACTTTTATTCCGGTTGAATCGTTGTAATAAGCTAACGCTTTTGCTGTGCTGTCGTACCAAGTCGCACCTTCTGAGTAAGTGGGTGCTGCGCTAGGCGTGTATTGTGCGTAATTGCTAACAGTTGGGTTAGCTACGGTTGCGCCTGTGGCTAGTACGACATTCCCTGACCCTGTTGTTGAGTAGCTCGTACCCCACGCAGAACCGGTCGAATTTGGTATCCCAGCGCCCGGATAAACCATAAAACCAGCGGCTGATGTCCAAGAGGCGGTCGTTCCGTTAGATGTCAAGACGGTGTTATTGGAACCAATTGCTAGTCTGGTCGCACTATTTGACCCGTTACCAATGATCAGATCACCGGTAGTTGTAATTGGGGATAGGGCGTTAAACGCAGCAGAGGCCGTTGTCTGGCCTGTTCCACCGCTACCGATAGCCAATGTAGTAGATAGGCCAGCAGCCGTTCCTGTGGTGTTCTGGTTAAACGTAGGCCATGTAAATGAGCCCGTACTAAAGTCTCCCGATGCCGGGGTTCCTAGCGGGCCACCGTTTACAAGGAAAGAGCCAGAAGAACCGGTATTGATAGCTAAAGCTGTCGCTACGCCCGTCCCTAGACCGGTAATTGAACCTATCGCAGGGGTGATTGTCGTGTTAGTCGCAGATGTAATCTGACCCTGAGCGTTAACCGCAATTGCTGGGGTGGTTGTTGCAGAGCCGTATGTCGCGGCAGACACCCCGGTGTTGGTGATGCTAAACGTGTTAGCTGCTAGAGTTAAACCCGTACCGGCAAAGTAAGCGCCAGCTACTTGGAAGTTAGACCAAGTGACCGCCGTAACGCCTAACGTGCCACCCGGTTGGATGTAGCAGTACCAAGCCGAGCCAGCTAGACCGCCAGACTCAACGAATACTAAAGCTGAGACCAGCTCATCCCATGTGTTTGCGTCAGGGGCTCGCGTCCAAGGTGTCCCAACGATGTAAATACCGTTTTGGGAGGCCGTTCCCTGATCCTTGACCAGAACCCTTTCGCCAGCAACAACCGCCACACCATCAATCGTTTGAGCGCCTGAAAGGGTGATGTTCCCTGTTGTAGCCGCCCTAACTGGTTCCTTCCATGAGATCCCGGCTAATGCCGCATCAACGTAGGTCTTGTTAGTCAGGTCGTTGCCGCCAACCGGTAGGCTGGTCGCAGACGCAGAGGTAAAAGCCGCCGCCGCAGGGGTTGTCAGACCAATAGTCGTACTGTTAATCGTACTATTGGTAATCGTCACCCCGTCCAAATTGGGGTTTTGGGGGGCGTAAAACGGCAACCCTGCTGGCCCAATAAACGAAATTATGTTGTACGGGTAGAGGGGCTCAAACGTCCCCTGAACCGGTACAAAGTTGGTCGTTTGGGTATTCGCGGTCTGGTTAGACATGGTGAATCCTTATTCGGTAGCCACCAACGTAACGTACAGAGTGTTGGTTCCTGATGAGATGCCCTTG